GCTTTGCATTTTTCTGCAAACTTGTGGTGACACGGTCAAGCTTCTTTGGAGCCTCATCTGCAAATCCAAAAACCTCTGCGATCTCATCCTTATAAACAAAAATTGCAGCAAGCCCGGTTGCCAGCAATCCCAAGGGATTTAACAACACCGCTTTCGTCAGCAGCGTGACTGCCGCAGTGATGGCTCCAACAATGGCCCCAAAGTTTGCAATCAGGAAAACACCTGCCGCTAATCCAACCGCTTTTGCAATCGCATCAAAATTGTCCACCAATGCAGTGAGGAACGGCAGGATTGCAACCAACACCACTGCAAACTTTGCTGTGAATGCACGGTTCAGCAAATCCATCTCATCGTTGAAAGTGCTGATCGCATTGGCTGCATCAGTGCCAATAATCCCTCCGACCTTCTGCAGCCGATCCGCAAACATATCAATCCCGAATGCCCCCTGTTGCAGCAATGGCAACAACTCAACCCCTGAACGTCCAAACAGATCAGATGCAATTGCACTTTTAATGGCCGGTTCTTCAATCCCTTTGATTGCCTCTGCAACCTCAACAAAAAGGGTACTGCTATCCTTGAGCTTCCCATCATTTGCTGTGATTGAAATTCCAAGACGTTCAAATGCGTCTGAACTCTCCTTGATCCCCTGGTCTGCATCCCCAATTGTCCGGGAGAACTTCTGCATCGATTTGTTAAGTGCTTCAGTTCCAACTCCAGACTGCGATGCAGCAAACTGGAGGATTTCGAGTTCCTCCACTGCCAGCCCTGTTTGCAAGCTGACCTTTTGCAGACGATCTCCCAACTCCAGAACCTTGCGGGAGAGTGCTGTGATTGCTCCAATGCTTACCAACCCGGCCACGGCACCTCCAAGCTTCCCCATGCTCCCGGCAAGTGCGGAGGTCCTGGTCGTGGTCTTCTCCAGTTTCCTGTTGTACTTATCCAATGCATTCCCGGCAGTCCGGAAAGCAGCACGGGTTTTGTCCTCGCCCCGGATTTCAACTGTGGTGACGTTCCTTGCCATTTACGAATGTCGTTTTGGTCTTTTCCTCATTTCCTCAGATTTTCTGCGCTGCTCAATCACTCCCTGCCGGTGGGAGTATAGGACTGTTTCAATGTGCAGCAACCGCTCCCAGAGTTCTGGAAACTTCATCCCATACAATTCCAAGACCTGCATCATATCGGATGCTTGCAGGGGATCAGTGCCCCCACGCCGGCCAGTCCAGTCCAGTTGTCTCCAAACCTTGACCAGCAGGACGTTGATTGGAGTGAGTTTGAGCAGCCCCCGTGGGCATATCCTGCATGGAGGATTTTCCCACTGGCTCAGTTTGGACTTGCAGCACCAGCTCTCCTCGAAGGAGGTGCCCTGCTTGATGCCATGCTCCTCTGATCCCTCGGCATAGCTTGCCTGTCCTGTTTCCAGGTCCAGCCACTGGTTTAGTTTCCCAGTTCAATCTCGACCTCTTCCAGCACCTGCCGGATCAGTTTGTCTGCAACAGCAATGCAGAGTGCGGAATGGATCTGCAACAATTTCTTTTTGTTCCCCTTGTCGCAGCCAAATGCTGCACCCTCCAGCTCAAGTCCATCCCAGCTGGTAACACACTGCTCAAAGATTCTTTTGTTCTGCAATGCCCCGGAAACCCCAGTTTGGCTCAGTTCCTCCACTCCTGGACGCTTGCACCAGAACACAACCTCATCGTGCTTCTTGAGGGTGATCGGGATTTCCTCAGTAAATGCCTTTAAGTCCATCTGATCTCGTCTCTTCCGAATGCGGACACAATGCGGACAGTCCGCTAAAATGCCCTTAAGTCCATCTGATTCCGTCTTACCCCGTGAGAGCCCGTGATCACTCAGTAAGTATTTTTCAGGTCCGCATTCGGAAGAGACGGAAATCAGAGCGCAGGATAAAGCGCACTGTGCGCTTCAAAGTGCGCTCCCCTCCGAATCCCTCCAGTGCTGGCGCACCAGAGGGTTCGGATCAGGCGTTATCATAGTTCAATTGAAATCGTGTTTGGTCAGTTGTTGCCGAACCCTTGACCACCTGGAACTCGCACGTTGAGGTTGCAACCAAATCCCCGCCGATCACCGCACTGATGCGGACCTGCGGCAGGTAGAAACGGATGTAGTTGCTGGACCCGTCATCCACCTGGACTCCAATGGCCATCAAATCGTCATCGATAAACCGGGAGGATGCCGTCAATTCGTTCGGTTGTGCGTTCAATGTGAAACTTCCACTGATGGAGAAATCGTTGCCAATCAGGTAGGTCGCGGCAGGATACACTGAACCAGTCAAATCTGCTGCACCAGGCGTTTGGATGTCCCTGGAGAGAGTCATGTCCACCGATTGCACCGTGACCTTGTTCCCCGCAGCAAACAGGCTGGCCTGGGATGTTGCATTTGCAGCAACATACAACGCTGAGTTTTTCATTGAGAGCGGACTAAGGGCCGAAACTGCCCCTGCGCTTAGGGTTGCTCGCATCACATCATCGGCATCAGTAGACCCCGGAGTTGAGGCAACTGAGACCACATTCCCGGCAATGCTGGAAACGGTTGTGGTGCCCCGGGAAGCTCCTCCGCTATTATTGAAAACCTCAACAGGCTGCTTCGGGAAAAATATGTTTGTTGCATCTGAACCAGGTGCCAAGTTGATGTCTGGCGCATTGATCGTGATGTCATTCGTGGAGACACTTGCAACAGTCGCCTGGCCGCCATAATAGAGGCGGGTCCCCAAGACACTCAGGGTATAGGTTAGGCTACCCTCCTTTGATATGGTCACATTCATCTCATTGAGGATGCCCCCCGCAGCAGCAATCAAAAACTCCGAATCGATCAGATGCCATGCGGAGAATGCCGCGACCTGGTCGCTGAAGTAGTAGCCGTATTGTCCAGAGGTGTCTGTGGTCCCAAAGAACTTAGTCAACAAATAACTTTCTGCTGGTGCCGAGACCCCGTTGGGTTTTGCCAACACACTGAAGGTCGAGGTTGCATACTCCAGGCGGTTGAGTGATTGATCTTGAGTGATGATGTCAGTCCCTGTTTCGGAAAACGTTGTGGTGTCCGTTTCCTGGGACCATGCCGGGGCCTCGGTAAACGCAAAGGATTGCTCTGTGCTTCCGTTACTTCCGGAAGGTGCAGCACTTAGAGTGCCTGTGGTTGATTCATCGACTAAGACCGAGGTGACGGCCCGTTGCCTCAATACGTCTGTGCTGATTGCAGTAGGCATGATAGTTTAGGATTTAGAGGTTTGAGGATCGTTTGCCTCGGTTAGATAAACACAATTCCAAGTCATGGAAGCACAACCGATTGGCCGGTCTCCTTCATTGGCAAAGCTGATGCTGGTTTCGGACAAATAAATGTTTCCAACCAACTCCTGGACAGTGGAGTTATCCATAATGGCGACCTCCACCTCGGCGCAAATGGTGTCCAGCTCATCATCCAGTCCGGATGTCTTTCTGCTGTAACCATCAATTTTAATCTCCAGAGTCCGCATCAACAGGCGGGAGGCCCCGCCGACCTCTGCGTCCTCGGAGGTTTCGGAGTTTGTATAGATCGCCAAGCCTGGGAGATCGGCAGTTGCCAGGGGATACACCCTTGCCTGAAAAACCCGTGCTGCCGTGGTGGTCAATCCAGTGCAAGCAGTTCCAACCGCTTCCCTGATCTGTTGCCGAACGTGGGACATCAGGTCAACTCCAACACAAGGTTGGTCATTCCCTGGCCGTCCTCCTGCACTCCAATCACGGTGTAGCCCACCGAGGAAACTGTCAGGGTATCCCCGGACGCTGCACTGCTAACATCCGAAGTTTCACACAAGAAAGTTGGCGTGTTGGAGTCAACATCCACCTCCCCGGTGTCCAACGGGATCGAAGAAGATGGCTTGTCGAAAATCCCATTGACTGTGGACGCACTCCCCCCGTTCGGGGTGTACGTTCCCGCCAGTCCAAAATCCGAGGTGTTCAGGAAATCGGCACGGTCATCGGAAGATTCGACAGCCATTTTACTTCTTGCCTTTTTTCTTGGCCGCAGCCGGAACTGCCCTGCCCAACTGGATCATCTGCTGGGCAAACTTCTCCGGCACCTCGATCTGCTCCCCGATCTTGACATCCCGGCCATCGAAGACAAATCCCCGTATTACATCAATTACCATTGTCACCCCTTCGGTGGACTGGGGTGCCAGCCCGGAAACCAGGCCGGCACCCGTTTTAGTGGACAACATTATGGATTGGATGTCCTGCTGAATGATCCCGGATGCCGGACGTTGCAATCTGCATCAACAAACACCAGCAGACGAATCCGGCCATCGTCAAACTCACGATGGATTTGAACGTCAATGCCATTCGAGAAGTACCCGATAAGACAATCCCTCCAGTTACCAAAAATTGCATTGTTGGCACCACCTGCGCCCAAGTCTGCAACCTGTGCAGAGATGTATGCAGGGTAGCCATCAATCTCGCCATTTTCCATAACGTATCTTCCAGAACCAGAATCCCGGCTGCGGCTCTTGGCATCTCCTGCCAGCACAGGATGGATGGCATAAGCAAGATCACCAAAGAATGCGTTTGCAGTCATAACATCAGACTGAAGACCAATTGCCTCGGCCCATGTGATCTGGTTAATGGTTGCAAGTGCTTGCACCCCGACACCCGCTTGAACGCCGACACCAGTTGGAGCATTCCCAGTTCCCGGCCCCGTCATTGCTGCTTTGTCCAGTGCCAGGGCACAGCTCAAAGCAATCTCCGAGGAAATCAGGCTTTCTACATCCATCGAACTCTGGAGCCTCAATTGCCGTGACATATCTACCCTGAGCCCATAAGTTTTGAGCTGGAGTGTGACTTGATCGAAACTAGGCGTGGTGTCCGCAGCCGCTTCGGATTCTGCAAGCCAGCCGCCAGTGATTGCTGCATCTCTGCGCGGAATCTTGATGATTCCATCCAGATTGCGCAATACCGTTGCACCAGCTCGGACTGTCACCATGGAGTTGTCCAGAAATTCAATAAATGAACTGGAATCCAGAATGGTCGGCACCAGATTGGCACCGTCTCCGGAACCTGCCAGCAGTTCCCGCTTTGCAAACTGACTCCTGTTGCGAGTCTTGATCCGTGGATCGTTCAACACTTCCATTGGAATGATGTAACCCCGTGCTGCTCTGCCCTGTTGCTTCTCTGCTGCGATACACGCATCAATCTCAAACTCTGCTTCACGCCGGGCTTTTTCGTCTCCGGGCTTCGCCATGTGATTGATAAGACGCATCCAGCTAAACTTGCGAGTCTCTTTCGGAGTCAAGCCAATGTCTGCATGATCCTTCGGCTTCTGCTGATAGCGTTGCAGAACTTCAATTGCAAACTCGCCAGCAGATCGACCATCTTTGATGTATTGCTCTGCAAGTTCCGGCTGTTTGTGTTCCCGTCCATACGATTCAATCTCTCGAACTCTGGAGATTTCTTCGGCCCGTGCTTTTGCAACCACTTGGGTTGTGTCAACACGTTCCTCTGTAACTTCAATTTTTTCTTCCATTTTCTTTTCTCGTGTTTCAAGTTTGATAATTTGAGTTTCAAAAGTCTGTTCAGAATCCCGTCCAATGCCAACTGATTGATCTGCTCCAGAACTTACGACAGAAAGTTCATAGGGTTCAAAATCAGTAACCCGATAGACTGGAGGATTCTGTCCAGTTTGTTCCATTTTGTGGATTGCGTAACCCACAGAAATCTGTGTGCGGATTCCATCCTCTACATCCCTAAAGATTTCTTCTGCACGTTCCGATTTGCCAAACCGAATCTCTGCACGTCCAACTTTATCAGGATCAATTCTCGCGGATTCCACAACGCCGACTTGGTCGCCCAAGTCATGATTGACCAGGACAGGCCCAGAATTGTTGAGACGGCCAAGTCTCACGGATTCGGGTCTGTGGTCTAAAATCTCTGCTCCAAAGTTCCGATCTACTGGAGTTTCCGAGCTGAATGCAATTGAGAGGCTGCGCGTTTCCGGCTGGAGATCACTGCGCTCCAGCTGGACAGTCCTGCAAAATAAACCTGTTTTCTTAATTTCCATCGGCATCAGTTGTCTCTGTTGTGATTTCGTCTGTAAGTGGAGGGCCAAGTTTTAGCCCCATCTCTTCAATCAATGATTTCTCTGCTGCGAGCTGTGCCAGTATATCGGTGTATTCTTTGCCCTGTTCTCCTGCAATTTCGGAAAGGCTCGTGACGCCAATCTCCATTGCCAATTTCTTTGCCTTCATCTCCTTCTCAGGATCAACGTAACCCCAGCCTCTCGGATGCCATTTGACTGCTTTGAATTTTCCAAGCTTGGAAATTGGCAAGGGCAGGGCACCAGTGGTAATCGACATCACCAGCCATTGCTGATAGACCGCATTGCAGAATCTGCTGGTAATCATCTGCTGGAGGCTCTGCCACTGCGCTTGTTCGTCTTTTGCTCCTGCTCTAATAGATGAGTAGTTCACCGACTCCAAGTCTCCAGACAAGCTGTTGTAGCTTACCAGTGCGCCACTTGAAACAGACCGGAGAATGCTTTTGACAAAATCCGGATAGGCAGTTGTAGGGTGTGCAGGATCAAAGCTCTGAAACTCCATCCCAGTCGGCAACTGCTGGAATTGTCCCGGCTGGAACTCGGTGATTAGGTTACCCTCTGCATCTTCATCGGTGCCGGAATAGCCAGCAGAATCTGGACTGGTGAAAAATCCCATTGCACTGCTGCCGATCCTGGACGCAACCAACTCCGATTCCTGATATTGGTTAAGCATCTGCAAGGGTCTTAATGCAGTATTAAGCCATGGAATGCCACGTGATTGTCCCGGACGCTCTTGGATGAAGAGATGAATCATTTCATCTGCTGGCACCCGCTCTGCTTCTGCACTGTTTGCAGTTCCAAAGAATTGAGACGGTGGATTGAGCTGCTGGTAATAGGCCAAGGGCTTGCCGTGCTGATCCTGCTCGATGCCCATCACCACCGAGCTGTCCCTGTTTGACACATTATAATCAACACTGATCGCATCACCTTCCAGAATCCACAGAGACAGTCCAAATGGATTGCCCTGCTCTCCTTTAACCAGCCGGATAAAAACCTCGCCATCCCTTGCCAGAGTCTCCATCACTTGATGCTGGACTCCCACCCAATCCTGCCGGGCATCAACTGTGACGTTTTCTGGATTGATCCCCCATTCAAACCATTGCCTTTCCAAAAGATTATTGTCAGCAGAATCTAGGCTGCCGTCTTCTCTCCGAGTCTTTGCTTGGAATTTAATTCCATGTGGCCCGATAACATTGCTTTTGTTCATTGCCAAAAACTTCCGGGCATACTCACTATTCTGGCAAAGTGATCGCACCCGGGCCCGGATGGTTTTGAGTGCAGACCGCAATTCGTCATCTGCGCTGCTGTAACTTCCACCCCAGCCGGAAAGGATGTTGTCAAACTTTGCAGAATCAAATGCTCTTCTGTTCAGATTGACAGAGGGCACGTTTTGCTTGGGCTTGGTCTGCTTTGCCCGGAACCAGCTGAACATTCCCATTAGCTCACCAGTCGCGAAAGAATTATCCCGTCATTCCCAAGGCCCTTGCGTGCGCGTTCCAATCTTGTCTCCTTGATCCACTCGGCCATGTATTCATTTTTGAACTTCAGCAAATCCTCAATCGGCATTCTTGCCAATGACCGTCCTGCAATCGAATAGCTCATTTGATCCTGGCTTGCCCGTCCACGAATAACTGCTTGAATGGCAGTTAAAACTTTCCGCGCCTCGCTCTGGACATCAGTGCTGGTATCGATTCTGATGTTGGAAACCACTTCCCATGAACCAGAATCCAGCCGCAGCCGTTCGGAGTCACTGGTGCGTGTCGCATAGAGATTCCATCGGTAGATTCCCGGCGTGTATCCTGCTGTGGTTGCCGATGGGATTTCAAATATCCATTCAGAGCTGCTGACTGATCCTGGAACTGTATACCCGTCTGTTGATGCGACATTCGATGTACACTGGTAGGCAACCGAGTACGTTGCAGCAGGATAGTCGTCTTCAATGCCCGTCTTTTTCCATGGAGTGAAATCTCCAGCAACAATTGGGCTGCCGTACTCGGCCAGTCCAGGCTCCCTCGTGGGATAGTTGGTTGCATCAAATAGGTTGCTCATGCGTATGCTAGTTGTAATTGTTCTTGCTTGTGCCCATGGATAAAGAAATCATCTTGCCGTTCTGCATCACTGATCCGCTGGCAAGTAATCTCAAAGTATTCTGCTTCCTTTTCAATTCCAATGAACTTGCGACCCAAGTTCAATGCAGCAACTCCAGTGGTACCGGAACCCATGAAAGGATCAAGGATTGTTTCCGAATTGGGCAGGAAACCGAGGCACCATTCCATGATTCGCATTGGTTTTTGTGTTGGATGGCATCGTTTTTCCTTAATACGCTGATAAGGCCCACTCCATAAATGGTGTATCATGCGTACTGATTGGTCTAAGTTTGTCCAAGCTAATTCACAGTCGGCGAAAGTTGTAATCCCTTTTGTCTCCTTGTCCCATACCAACCAAGATTTAGACGGGGGCACCTTAAAATAATTACCCCCCCAGATTATCGTTGGAACATTTAGACTAATTATCATTACCACATCACCGGGGTCATTGTCCCATTCAGATTCAATCGCATATTTAGCCTTGCCAATTCTACCACCGTGCATCTTTAAACCATATGGTGGATCAGTAACCACCGCATCCACTTGTCCCAATCCAGGCAGAATGTCTTTGCAATCGCCCAGATACAGGGTTGCATCCCCTATGGTTTCTATTCTTAATGTCTTTTCCTGCTCCATTGCACCCCTGAAACCCACCCGCTTGGGCGGGAGGTTTTCCGGGGTGTCGTTTTCCTCACCTCGGACAAATTGCGCTGCACCCTTGTCATGTTTGCATTTAATGATGTAAAGGCCGCCAAGTTGTAGACCATCAAATCCAATGCTTCATTGCGTGGGCGAATCCGCTTGAACTCCAAATGTGGAATCCCTTTGGAATATTTCTTGACCATCTTTTCGGCAGTCAATTGATGGAAAAACTCATCATCCAAGAAACTGCCAAAATGAATATATCCGGGAGTGCCCGGTTCCTGATTCTTCAATCTGCCCATGATTTGAGTCTTCAGGGTGGACACGCCCAAAGGGAAAACATTGCACTTGGCCGAGTTGTTTTTTGAGGGTCGCCCAACCTCGGCCCGATTGCTGCCGCCAATTCCCTTGATTGCATGGACTCCCATGCCGTCCAATTTCTTGCAGAATCGGTAAACCTGTCCTGTTTCATATCCTGAGTCAATGAACGTCCTCGCGAGCCTCAAATCTTTTCCCAGGGGATGCGGCCATGCTTCCCGCAAATAGGTTTCCAGCTTTTCCCAGAGTTCCCCGGATTGCGGGTTGCCGTAGAGGATTTGATACCCCAACACCCAAATTTCGTCTTTGGAGTACCCGTTGACCAATACCTCCAGCCGATCGGCCTGGACATCCACTGATCCACACAAGACTCCAATTGCCTCATCTGGCACTCCCTCTGGGTAGACCTCGCACCGTTTCATCAGGTCATGATGCTCGACCTGCTCTCCTGCGTCATCCTCCCAAGATTCCGCCAGCACTGTATTGACGAAAACCCGGAGGGCTTCAGGCCCGGTGTGCTTGCTCTCAAGGAACAACCGAGCCAAATCTGGGATTGTAACCCAAGGGCTGTACAAACCATTCAGGTGATAGCCGGCAGTTCCATTAAACTCTCCAGTTGCAACCCAGTGCCCGGATTGCAGGGACCGTTTGCGCTCAACTTCTGTCCATGCCCGGTCGCATTGTTCACAGTGGTATGCTGCCCCACCCGGATCATTGGTTGGCCATCGAACCCGGCCCCACTCCAAAACCTGTTCGGCCCCGCACCCCGGACAACTCACCTCGTAGTATCTTTGATCCGATGCTTGAAATGCTGCCTCGATACGTGATTCGCCCTTGACCGTGGGAGTCGAAACAAGACAGATTTTTTTGTTGAAGTAGTTGGCAGTCCTCCTCGTTGCCAACATCACCGGGTCGCCC